GGTTCCGAAGATACAAAGTACGCACTTGCCTATGGAAATCTCATGGGGATTGTCGTGGAAGCCATTAAGGAACTCAGAGAAGATGTGGAGAAAATCAAAAATAAAATTAACATTTAGTAGAAAGACATGGTACTTCCTTCATCTGGTGCCATCAGTGTCAACGATATTGCTACCGAATACGAAATAGGCACAGGAACGCCAATCGGTTTCGATAGAATTAAAACAATATCTACGAATTGGTCTGGAACCAGTATAGGCCTGGATCAATTTTACAGTTTGGATCGCGATGATCTTGTTGGCAAATCTACTCCAAATAAGTCTGTAGCTGGATTAGGTTCATTTACTACTTTTAGTACTATCTACACAATGTCATTTAGAGTGGCTGTTGGATTGTCAACAACAACGGACGGCAATATTGTAAATACAGGAAACGTGAACACCGAAGGCGTGGCAATATACACTTGGAACGGAAAACTGTATGCTCGCGCGGGAGATGGAAACAATTCCAATTCAGGTGATGGTGAGGTTTCCTTTACCATTCCAGTTAGTTGGACAACGGATCAGATTAGAATAGTCGTGGTAACATTTTGTCTTAATAAGTCGGCAAATAATGATGATTTAGGAACAAATCTTTTATTCGTCGATGGAATACTAAGAGATCAAAGTACAATGACCCGTTTTGAAAAGATAACTTCATCCCTTGATGGTGGAAAGACGGGAGTCGTCAACGCGGCTGGTTTCGGAGTCAAAACCAGAATGTCGAATAATGATTTGTCCTATGAAGCACCAAGTGCCATTATTTCAACCCAAGTGTGGTACGATAGAATTGGCTACGTTCCGGCATACAATACATCGTCCAGTAGTACAGGTAATTATTTCATTTATGAAAATTCTAATGTGTATATCGTGTTTACAAATAGATCAACAGAAACACTTGGTCTATATGACATAGGACCCAACGCTTTACCTGACGTGAGATATTTGATGGTTGCGGGAGGCGGTGGGGGCGGAGAGCAAGGGGAGTCAGGGGGCGGTGGCGGCGGAGGAATTTTATTTGACGATACAGGAGTTGCGTTAGCCGCAGGAACGTATACAGTGGATGTTGGAAATGGGGGTAGATCCAACAACCCCGGAGACAACGGTGATGATACGACGTTTCACACTTATACGGCACTTGGCGGAGGAGGCGGAGGGCGGGCTAAATCTGCAACAAACAATGATCCAGGTCAAAATGGCGGAACCGGTGGAGGGGGAGCGGCGCTGGACGGTAACACAACTGTAGGTGGTACGGGTTCACAGGGAGGAGACGGGGGAGATGGGTCATATTATAGTGGCAATGATTATGGTGGAGGTGGGGGTGGAGGAGGTGCGGATGGACAAGATGGTATGAATGGAGAAACTTTGGGCAAACCGGTTAGACCATGGGGTTCTGGTGGTGACGGAACGCAATATTCATGGGGACATCTCGGCGAAACGGCTACATACTACGGGGGAGGGGGTGCGGGGCAGGGTTCAGATGCTACCGAAAGGTCGCTAGGAGGAGGTGGGTGGGATGGACCGGGTCCTAATAAAAATGGTGAGGACATATATGGGGGTGGTGGATATGCCAATTCAAGAGGAGGTGATGGCCATGCCACATTTCGTATCCCATGGACTCTTCCAACGTCTTAAAGAACATAATATAAAATGGTTTAAGATGATCTATCCGAACACAAAATGTCACTGGTGCAGTGTCCCGCTACAGTGGACCAGTCGATATGATTTCATCAACTATGCCTTTGAGTATTTTCAGTTCGAGGACAGAGTTCCATTGGAGAGGATGTCCAGGGTTTATCACAAGGGCAGATCGAGTTCCAGGAAAAATGTGTGCCGCTCCTGCTACAACTTGAAACTGAGTAACATTCACCAGAGGGAGGTCATGGGCAAGATGATAAAACTGAAGAGCATAAACATCACCCCTGGGGTAGGCAAATTTCTACTAAAACTCTTCGATCAGTCATGGAGACATCAACGCTACATTGAGTTCATGTGGACAAAGGGTCATACATTCGATGCCTTTTTGGACTACCTCTGCGCCCGCGATACCATTTTGGGAAACATGTCTGGTGACATCTTTGACAATGAAGAACTCGAATACTACTACGAGGACATGGTTCGTTCACACTTCGAGGTTCCAACTCACTATGAGGCCATATGGGACGAAGAAGATGGCATCGTTAGTTTTCAATTAAACGGTACTGACATGATTACCATAAATGCACATTCTGTTGTCGAGTAACGGAACACCATTTGAGGGTGCCAAGGGTGGGTATCCAAGTCAATTGAGGCATTTGATTCGGATGTTCATCGAGAGGGGTCACACGGTCACCATGGTCATATGGTCTATATGTGGCGTAAAGCATACAGGGGTATTAAGTTTCAAGGACATTGTCAAACACAGCATACTTGTAAATGAAACTAGGGATCCATGGTCTCAGGCACTTTTGGATCGACCCGAGGTCACTTTCATCTTGGGCCCCTATGAAAAGTTTCCTTCTCAGATCAAGATTTCGGACATCAATGATTTCATCAAGCGAACGAACGCCGGTGCCATATTCTTTCTTCAGGACATCTTTTTACTTGAAAGCAATACACCTGAAATGATTGCATGTCCATCTTATCTTTGGTTTCCTTTGCATTATGAACCAATTGATTTTCCTACATTGAATGCACTTGGCAAGATCCAGAATATCATCTCTTTGTGCCCTTCGACACGCGAACGTGTCATCAAACAACTTAAACGCGATACCTATGTTGTTCCGCATATTATAGATTTTAGAACGGAACTGCCACCAAATGAAACCAAGGAAAAGATTAGAAATGATTTCAATTTGAAAGACAAATATGTGATACTGACTATCGCAGGAAACTATGAACAAAGTGGAAGAAAGTCTCTTGATACGACACTGCTCGCTTTTGACAAATTTCAGGAGACGCATCCAGAGGCGTTACTCTGGCTTCATGTCCCGGCATTAAATCATGCAAAAATTTACAATGTTCAGACGATGATCGCAAGTCTTGGTATCCCAGAGCATTCTGTCAAGATCACCGAAGCAACATTGGATGAAATCACTTTACAAAAGGTATATATGTGTGCTGATGTCTATCTATGCGGTTCATGCTCCGAGGGGTTTGGTATCCCTCAGATGGAGGCTCAATACTCTGGCTTGCCTGTGGTAACTACTAAATTTGGAGCAATGGACGATTATTGTTGGCACGGTATAAGTGTTCCACCTGTTCAAAAATGTTTCAATCGTTTTCAGGATGCGTGGTGGGTGACGCCAAGTGTTGACGGAACCGTGGATGCACTAGAAAAAGTCTATCAGGGAAACTTAGACACCACGTCCGAGTGGGTTCAAGAAGAGGTTCGCACCAAGATGAGTTATGACGCGGTCCATAAACAAGTGCTCGCTATTATCGAGAAAAAATAAACATCGGTCATAGTAGAATATGGAGCAGACTCCATTCAAAGGCGTGTTCACCAAGAAATCCAACTTTGTTACACAGAGTTTTGACACTGATCCTTTAACAATTAATTATGGTGGAAATGCTAGTTTTTTGATTCCTCGACATGGTGATTTTATCACGCGCATGTATCTACTCATTGACTACACGAGTTCAGCAAGTTCTACTATAAACCATGCACTGGCTATGATTGATTATGTTTCATTGGTAATAGGTGGTACTACGATACAGCAAGAAACCGGCGAGACTTTAAATCTGAGGTTAAATGTCGAAGGTAGAGAAAAAGATGCATTTTCTGTGACTCAGTTGTTTAGGATGTTAGGTGGCGGTCCGACCTATCCTTTCACCAACACGACTCAATATCCACGGACATATCGACTTCAGATTCCATTGCAATTTTGGTTTTATGGACAACCCGAACTCGCCATTCCACTGGCTGCATTGCGTTACCAAGAGGTTGAGGTTTCCATGGGACTCAGAAATTCGGAAAGTTGGGGTGGAGCAGATTCGGGCGTAACGAGTTCTGAGGTTCGTCTCCGAATTGAATATGGATATGCCCCCGATGAAGTTATTAATTCTGTTACAAACAGACCCCTTGTGTTTCCCGTACAACAATTTCAAGTTCATGAAGAAACGTACCAAGGTACCACTGATGTGGAATTTGTGATGCGTCCCACGTTTGTCAATCCCGTCAAGGCACTTTTTGTTATATTCAAAGATACTAGAACTGATACAACAAATATTTTTGATTATTCTAGAGGAGTTGCGGCACCACTCTCAAGCGTGGATCAAAATGATTTTTTGAAATCGTTGGAGATCGTACTTGACAACGAAGTTTTGATGCCAAAAGAAGTGGGGACATTTGAAATGTATCGCGGTTTTCAATATTACGCACATTTTCCTGGTTCTGCACAAGACATAATAGCAGTTTCAAATCGTTATTGTGGATTTATTTATGCACTTGCGTTGTGCAAAGATCCCATGAACAGATCAATCCCCAATGGATCTATAAATTTTTCTACAATTATTAATCCATTATTTTATACTAATGCCAAGGCTAATAGCGATGGAACAAGTGACGAAGTTAGAGTTCGCATGTACGCACTTTCGACAAACTTGTTGTATATCGAAAATGGTGTAGCGCGTCTTTTATTTTCAGGTTCGGAAATCAATTTACCTAGATTTCCTTGATTTATTGTTCAATTTCAGCAATTTTGGCTCTCTCTGTGTCTTCGATCGCTCTTTGTTGCACAGTTATTCTTAATTCTTCTAGTGCGAGACGTTTTCTTTCTTCTTCGGCAAGTCTTGCGGCTTCTTCCGCTTCAAGCCTTGCCTTTTCTTCGGCGGCTCTTTGAATAGCAAGTAGTTCCATTTCCATTCGTTTCCGTTCCTCTTCTTTTAGTCTTTCAAGTTCGCGTTTTTTCTCTTCTTCGGCTTCCGCAATCGCCCTGGCTTCGGCTGCCTTGCGTTCGATTTCGATTCTATCATCAACAATACCCGTTCTCTCATCGAAATCAATAAAATCCACGGTGCTTTTTTCGACTATGAACTTATTTGTCGAAAGATAATACATAGTTAAAATAAAATTTTTAACTGTTGGCACGAATGTATTTATATTCATTAAAGAATCTGGTGTAATTTTCAAATGTGGATGTGTTGCTGTGGTTCCTGAATCGGTTGGATAGTTTTTTCCTTGTGTAAAAGATGACGAAATTGGTGTTACAGAAACCGTAGCACCAACTGATGTAGCATATAAGTTTGCCACACACGTTCCCCACAAAGGCGCAGCATCCGCGACGTCTTGCAATAGAACGACCGCATTCGTATTTGAGGAGTCACTCCAGAAAGGTACACTTGCGGTAAGAGTATTGCTTGAATATTCTAAAGAGCCATCCCGAAATTCATTAGAATTGTTTACAAAGTGATTCGTCGTGGATGGATAATAATATGTAGATGCTATGCTAATTTGATAAACATTGCTCCATGGGTCAAAACGCATATAGAATGGTGCAAGTGTAGTGTCGGAGTTACTTGAATAAACGTTCGCCGGGATGCCAACGCCCGCGGTACTCGTGCGAAATAATCCGTTCGTTTTCATGTCCAGGCTCAAGAGTTTATCCCCATTTTGAAAACCAACATTAGTGTCCAAAAAAATTTTTTGACCTTCAATTGTGAAATTTTCAACGCCTTCATCTTCCAGTGCCTCACTCCAAGCAAGATAATTACCAGAAGAGCTTGTCAGACCTATATCAATGTAAGCACTTTGCGGGCGAGGGGCTCTAAATTCATAGTCTCCCAACACAACTTGCAAGGGTTGTTCGGAAAATGAATAACCATAGAAACTACCATCGTTATGGTAATCATGGAGATATGCCTGTAATTCTTGTAGAAAGAGTGGTAAACGAATTTCGTTTCTGTCTGTTTTATTTACAGTTGTGATTCGCGCGTCAACGACAGAATCATAAAATTCTGGATTGTAACCAAGTTTGTTTTCCTTTAGATTCCAGAATATGGCGCGACACGAGTAGGCACTGTTAAAATAATAGCGAATTTTTTCATCGATTTTCGCTGGAACTTCCAATTCTTCTGCTGTAACCTTCTCGACTGGATATTCTTGGCGCGTCGAACGCAGCATAAAGCGTTCGCTCGGCGTCAATGTGACTTCTTCGGTGACGAACGCAAAGTCAGTAAGATCCGCCCCAGTAACAAAACCACTTGTGTCGCTGACTATATCGGCGAGTGCGCGAAACTGAATGTAAATGGTTATTTCAGTATTGTGCATTGCACACAGAGGCATGGGTGCTCGAAATGACGTTGTGTCAACTCTCGAATCCACGTAATGGTTGTTGAAGAAAAATGGAAGTGGAAAGAATAACCTTTGGGATGTGTCATTGGCTTTCAAGATTGGTTGAGTATCGTATTTGGAACCGAGATTGAAAGAAACATTCAACGTATTTTCGCGATCTTGTTGATTAGAATACATTGATTCATAGATTGACATCCATTCACCTTTAAGTGATTGTATTACATTCCCATTCACTATCAAATCTATTCTTTTAATCATAGAAAGACCAACATTCTTTAAACATGTGGGTGTTCCAGTTGTCGAAGGGAATGTAAATTTTAACATGAGGCTGGTGAGAAGATCGCCCATAGTTTTAGGTCTAAATGTGTATCGAATATCTTGACCTAGAAAACTGGTTTCTATAGGTCTATAAAACCTATAATAAGGAGTCGCCTGAGAATATTCCTTGTAATTGTACTCCCTCTTAGAGTCAAAGTCGTACAAAAATGTGTCTTGCTGACCCACGCCGCTCAAACCGGTTAGAGCACCAATACCTGTGTCACCACGGAATCCAACTGGAGGCTTCTGCATGTTCCTCTCTTAAAGAAAAGCGACATTTTAAAAATAATAATGAGTCGCGAGGAACAGATCATAGCCGCCTACACGAATGCGATCCAGCCCGTTCTGGAGAATGCCGTTGTGGTGGCCGCCGAGTATTGCAAAGCCACTGGAAGGAGCATCGTCACTGCCCTCGATATGGAATATGGTATGAAGTGGAGTGCCATGAAATTGACAGGAAGGGTCTACGGTTCCATACTACCAGATGAAGACGACGAGGATTCAGACGGGTGGGAGACCGATGATGACATGGTCGTGCAGGAGTGCGATATGGGGTTCGACGACGAGTTCCGCGAGTATGACGGAGACGACGAACGCTATCTGGAGGTAAACCAGGCGGTCCGCGAGTGGGCTGACTGGGAACCCGAGACCGAACTTGAGATGATGATAAAGAGCGCCGTAAATTCTAGACGTTAAACTGCGTCATTTGTGCTTGTTGAAAAACGCTAGTGTCTGGTAGAACCCATGGAAGGTTATGAATATGACCCAGACGAATATGCCACAATTTCCAGTGAGACCGAGTCCGAAAAATCATTGGTCCCACTAGAACATGAAGAAAGTGTTCAGGTAATAAAGCCCCAGATTGAGTACTCGGAACTGGACGATGTATTCAGTGAGGAATTGGACGATCTGGACCTCCGTGATTTCTTCATTGAAAAAAAGCAATCTAATAATAGAGTATGTCAAGTTACGACATCGTTATCGACAGTTCAACCAGGAAGGACAGAGCCACAACCGATGCTAACAACTTCACCAGTTATCTCAGCACACCCCTTTACGGAATCCAATCTGTGAACTTTGTGAGCGCATCAATTCCATATATCAGCACGGCCAGTACGAATTCTAATGTTCATGCTTACTACATAGTATTGGAAGTTCCAAACTATGGTATTTTATCCGATAGAATTTACACTGTAGACAATCCACCAGAGAGTGGTGATACAAATATAAATTTTGCATACACGGGGACACTTATTACTCCACAGGTCACCAATCCTCAATCCAATAATTATGTGATGAGTTCCATGAATGACAGAATCGGCGTTCAAAAGACAGTGCCAGTCATGGAAGCGATCAAGGTATCCATCTACTATTATGATACAAGCGACAGTTCATTTAAGTTATACCCATTTGACAATGCTGGAACAGATACAGAAGAGTTTGTTTTGAAATTGTCAGTCCAAGCCACCAAGGACAAGCGATTCGCCACAAAGAAGCAAGATGATGAAGACAAACGTCTGGAGCCCAACATTGGACCACCTGTAACTCCAGGTTCGGAAAATACATTCGCACGCAAATTGATTAACTACTACAGGTCAGCCACCCGAAATAAGAATAATCCAGAAGCGCCCGTGGAACCCGTAGGAGCCTTGTTGCCCCGCAGAGAGTTCATGGGAGTTCCCACTAAGTATGCACAGATCCTGATTCCGATCGCCGTCGTTCTTTTGGTTCTCGCTATTCTCTTGGCTAAGTAATAATGGCTAGGTCATCGTATGTTTCAACTGGCTTGCCAGACTTCAACTACGAATATCACACGATATCCTTCGACACTCTGGATCAAACGAGTTCCAATACATTTACTGTGTACTTCAATACACCTTTGAAACAGGTGGTTCAAGCACGCTTGTTGGGTCTCCACGTTCACACCCGTGGATCTGTGGAACACCTCTATATGCGAGTCCGCGAACTGGAATCCAACTTCAACGACCGACTCACCAAGGATCCACCAACAACCCCAGCCACTTCACCGGTTCAGTCCGTTGCCCGTGGTGCCTTTGGATCAATTATTAGCACCAATGATCAAGGTTCATCATCTGACCAACTCGTGGTGTTCAGAGACAATTACGACCAAATTACACAATTTATTCATCCTATAGAACATTTGGATCGTCTTACAGTGAAATTGTTCAACCAGAATGGGGCTCTCATCCCCGACCCTTCCGGTGGTCAGGAGATCAACCATTTCATCATTCGCTTCGTCTGTCGCGCGCCCAATCTTCCGGGGAGACAGACGCTTCCGTGGGTTCAAGGCAAGGTCGGGTTTTAGATGTCGTCCTCCTCGACCACCTTGACAGTCCACTCCTGCTTGGGTTGCTCCTTGATTAACTTGTCCAGACGCATCTTGGTGGCCTTGACCGTTCGCTTCAGGTGCTCGGCAAGTTCCTCTATCTTCTTGTCTTTGTTTTTCAGGAGCCACTCTTCATCCTCGTTAGACCACCGACCCGACTTCAGGGTCGAATGTTCCTTGGCGATCTCGAGAGCCATCTTCTTCACCTTGGTGAATTGTCCCTCGAGACCTTCAATCTCCTTGATAAGATCATCGATCGTAGGCTTGGGTGCCGGAAGCAGTTCTTGATGACCATGCTCGCGGTGCCAAAGGACCCTCTCCCAGAATGCCTTCATGATGGGCATGTTGGTCGCCCACCACTCGCGGTCCCGTGGAATCTCCACGCAGACAAACTCGGCAGGCTTGGGGTAGGTGATTTCGGCAGGTCGATATTGCACAAAGTCGCACACTTCCAATTCGAGACATTCCATGAGCACCTGAATTTGTGCGTAGTAGTACTCGGGTGGCGTTCCGTCACCAATGGCTCGTGACCTTGGGCACTTGATCTCTAAAAGTCGCCCAGAGTGGGTGATGCCGTCGGGCGATCCACCAATCCAGTCGAGGCTGTGGTGGGGTTCAAGACCAATCTCAAAGACCTGTTGATTGTGGCGTTCTTCGTAGATCTGTCGAGCTTCATCTTCGTACTTCTGTCCGTGCTTGGTCGCCCAGTCATTGAATGGTTCACTGACGCCACACTTTTTCAGAATCAACTTCTCGGGTTTTTCATACGGATTCACGCCTATCGCCGTACCAGCATCGGATGCTGTGAGCATCGTGCCCCTCATCTTGAACCACGCATCGGAACGTTGTTCAGGATAAGTCTTGTTGAAAAACTTCTCCGCTTGGGGATGCATACTAGTTAGCATACGGCTGTAATGTTTAAGTGGAGGACTTGGTGGGCGTCTTCTTCTTACGTGACGATGATGACTTCTTGGGTTTTGGGGTTTCCTGAATAACTTCTTCAACCTCGGCGACGGCAGCCGCTGCGACCTCGACAACTTCAGGGACCGGCTCGGGCTCGGGCTCCTCCTTGACCACCACGGGCTCGGGGACCAGCTCCGGCTCCTTCTTGACCACCACAGGGGCAGCAGCCTTGACCGGTTTCGCAGAAAGAATCAACCGAAGACCCTCGACATCCACGACCTTTTCAAAGTTCTTCGTGAACTCCCTGAAAACGCCATTGCCGCGCTTCTCCACGACAACCACATCGGGACCGAAAGCTTTCACGTCCGAGATGGACCTCACGGGAAACCCAGTAGGAACATCCACGATCACATTACCCGACTTGCGACCCCATGCACGAACCTCGTGACCAGTGCACATCTCATTGACTGTCTTGGAAATAGGATTGATAAGGGCGACCTTCATTATTACTTTCTGTGGACATTTTTAATCATAGCATTGGGTCGCTTGGATGGAACCAGTCTCTTTTCAAGTTTCTCCTCGAGTCGCTTCAAGGTGAAGTAGGCACCAGCCTGTTCGGCTTCCTTCTTGGTGGATCCCTTGCCTGTTCCCCACTGATGTCCCTGGACATAGACACCCACCCTGAATTTGGTGGCATCCACGTGATCTAACTGACGATATTCAGGCAGATCCCACTTCTGAGACTGACAGACACGCATCAGGATGTCCTTGTAGTTGTCATCCACCATCAGTCTATCCAAACGGATGAGGTCTGGGTTATCCAGGACGCCCAGGACGAACTTCTTGGCTTCGATCATCCCGAGGTCCAAGTAGATGGCACCCACAAATGCCTCAAAGACATCTTCGAGGATCTTTGGGTTGTTGTTCCATCCATTTCTCATCCCCTTTTCATCCATCTGAACCCAGTTGTGAAATCCCAATTTGGCAGACACATCCGCCAGCGTCTTTCCACAGACGATCTTTGTTCTCGCACGAGTTAGAAATCCCTCCTGCAGATTCTCGTACCTATCGAACAAGTACTTGGTGACAATAAAGCCCAACACGGAGTCGCCCATAAATTCCAACGTTTCATAGGAACCCTCGA